CCCGATACCCCGATCCCGATCGATACCTGGTCGATGCTGCTGCTCCCTGGTCGATACCGGGTACAAAGCGGGCCGAAAGCGAACAATTGTTCGGATTATTACCGGGTCGACAAAAAAAAATTTGATTTTTACCTGGTAAATCTTCGTGCTGCGGGGGTCGATACCTGGTACAAATCGAGCAAATCCCGGGTCGATAACCCGATATCCCGAACAAATGCTCGGGTTATGCCCCGGTCGAGCTGCTGCTTGCTGGTGCTGCGGGGCCTGCAGCCTGGTCAACACTTGGAAGATCCGCCATTCATTTGCTAAATCAGCAGCTACCTGGTACAATAACCCGAACAATTACTCGGGTTATCCCGAAGATCGACCCCGAATCCCGACTCGACCCGGTGCGCAGACAAAAATCGATGTTAGTTCTGAGAGGTCATCAGCGCCTCGGCAGTAACCCGAACAATTTTTCGGCTTATCGACCCCGAACCTCCGCCTCCCCCGCCTCCTCCGTCAAAAAAACGGGGTTGGGGGGCGGATACGCACCCTCCCCAAGCGATTAGACTACTCTGCCGCTTCCTGATTATATTCCGTTATAGGAATATGTTCGGGTTCTGTAGGGTTTTCCGCTGGTGTTACGTCAACCATTCGGTTTTTAGCACGATCCATAAAATCTTGAAGCTGTTCTATGATTTGCTCACGACTGAGATTATCAACATGTTCGTGTGTTACATGGCTACGAGCGACCATGAGGCCAGTTACCTTTAATCTAAGTTCCTCGGCTTTAATCGCTGCTCCGTAGTTACCTACTTGCCACGCTTCATCTCGAAGGCGTTGCATATCCCGAACAGATTTAGTGACAGATACCCCGTACTTTGCTTCAAGCTCTAAGCGCATCTCTTCCATGCGCTCTTTCACTCGTGCGTGGTTTAGAAGCTGTACGGCTGAAACGTTCGGGTTTTTGTACCCGGCATCACGAGCGGCTGCTGTCTGTGTCATATCTTTATGAATGTAGTTATCGAGAAACTTCTGCTGCGGTGGCGTTAGTCTCTTTTCCCCTTTGGCTATCTGCTCCCCAACTTTCGGCATAACTGCTCCCTGGTGTTATCCCGAACAATTTATCTTTATCCGCTGCTGTGGTCAAGTGGGTGCTGGATTAGCTCAAGCCAGAGTTAAAATTACATCAGGGGGGTTTTGGTATATAACCCCCCCTATAAGGGGGGTGACGTAGGTGACGTAAAATAACTAATTGATTTTATTACATTATTTACGTCAAATTAACTTTTTGACGTAGATGACGTAAACAGTTAAACCATTGATATTATTACATATTCTACGTTACGTCACTTACGTCAACTTTTGACGTGATTTTTTTTGACGTAAATTATCGTTTAAAATCAATGAGGGTACTTTTCATAAATTATTTTATATTTTTTCTTGACTATACCAAGATTTAATATATTGTTTGAATTATCTTAGAGAAAGGAATTATTGAAATGAAACTAAAATCGATTGGATCGAACATGACAGAATTGAACTACAATAGTAATTCAATTTTGTTTTCATACGAAACGCCAGTTGCTGGCTTTGATAACGAAGGCGCATTCAGAACATCCGAACATTACAGCCCTACAACATCAAAGCACATCAATAAATATCTTGGTGGCTCAGATGTAGGGCGTAAGGTTTCTCAAGGTTATATTAACGGTCTTGTAGGAGAGGACGCATAATGGCATTGAAAAAGGTTTTACTGAGACAGAAACAAATTGAGCTTCTCTTAGAGGGGCTTAATAAACTTTCTCATTCGGCTTATGAAGACAAAAGCCTTAATTTAGATGGTTGGAATGATATAGCGGAACTCCAGAAGATGTTACACGATGCTCGCAAGCTTCCACAACATCAAACTCTAGGTGATGTTATAGAAGAGCAAAACGCCTATTGGAAAGCTTTATGGAATTAAATAAAAGGAATAATTAAAATGTATTATTTAGCGTATGGAATGAACACCAACCGCGATGCGATGGCGGCAAGGTGTCCGAATGCAAAACCTATGGGCGGTTTTTATCTGCCCAACCACCGTTTGATTTTTCGGGGCGTGGCTGACTTCCGCTACGACCCTGATTGTGTGTTGCCTGTGGTGCTGTGGGAGATTACCCACGATTGTTTGAAGGCACTTGATAGGCTTGAGGGCTACCCGACTTTATACGGTAGGCGCAAGATCAACGGCAATTGGATTATCTACGACATGAACGGCAACAAGGGCAATCTACGGCATCCATCAAGCGGCTATTATGATATGATTGAAAGCGGTTATGATGATTTCGGTCTTGATGATTGGTATTTGAGAGCGGCTAGGGAAGATGCGTCTTTCAATGAGGCGAAGGTGACGGCATGATTGATTGGCAAGATTGGGTTATTGCCACCTTAATTATAGTTGGCGTTTATGGTTGGCTGATTGGGGCGGTGCTTCAATGGTGGTAGATCCTGACATAACCCGAATAATATGAAGCCCCCGATTAGTCGGGGGTTTTTTTGTATCCACCGTGCAGCCAGGTTCGAACCCGAACAATTTATCGGGTTGTTTTTTTGTCCCCGATCCTGACTTTTTTATTGTGTTGGTATTTCCCCCATGTTATACCAATTGAACGTGAAGATTTGTTTCCTTAGTAGGGTTTACAGATTAAGCTAGCGGAAAGGCATTGGTCTGACTTTCTGCCTCACTAACTTGATACCCCCGACCCGAAAGAGTTGGGGGTTTTTTTTATTCATAAATTTTTTTATTTATTTGTTGACACCGATCATAAACTATTTTATGTATGGGATATCTAGCAAATTGAAAAGGAGTAAAATCATGGGTTTAGATATGTATTTAAGAGGCGACAAGTATATCAGTCAGTGGGATCATTCACAGCAAGCGCCCGAAGGTGGGTCATTGGAAGTGAAGCGGCCCGTTGTTGATGGGTTCGATGTTGAGACATATGTTTTAGACATGGGCACATGGCGCAAGTTCGCACCGTTGCACGTTTACATTGTAAACGAGTTCGCTGATGGTGTTGATAAATGCCAGAGAATTGATCTTGAGGCTGAACAGTTGCGCAAGATTGCCAATGCGCTACGCGATAACAAATTGCCTAGCAACGATGATTGCTACGGTTGTTTCTTTGGTAGTCCAGAGATTTGGGATGAAGACCGATCCGAGGGCAAAGAACACGCTAAGGTATTTGACAAGGCTGCTGATTGGGTTGAGTCCACCTCATGGGGTAGCGTTACTTATCAGGCGAGTTGGTAAGGGGGCTGACATGATTAATAAAGATTCAATTAAATTTTATAACAAAGCATACAAGCCGTTGAAGGGTGCAAAGATTGTGGATTTCAACATGGTTAAATGTGAGTTTGATCCCAATACTTATTGGCCGACATTCACCTTACAACAAGGGGGCGACAAGTTTAATTTCGTTCTCTCTCAGGATGAAGAGGGCAATGGCGGTGGCTTTGCTTTTATTGAGGATGTGAAAAATGCATAGCGTTGACCCGATGGAAATTATGTTGAGCGATATCTTTGACAAGGTATTTTATAGCAAGGAGCAAGAACCGAACCGCAAGGTTTGCGAAGACTGCGACGGTGATGGATGGTATGAGGCTGAGTATGCTAGACCACAAGGCTTTGACAGAGACGTAGGGTATTTGGATACCAAACGTGTGGAGTGTGAGTGGTGCGGTGGCACTGGAGAACTGGAGGTAAGATGATGAAAGACGATTATTTAGTTGAACTTGTCACTTCTTTTATAACCCAACAGCGGTTTACATTAGAAGAATGGAAAGACATAGAATTTGACACTCGCTTAAACGTCAACCACGCACTGGAAGACCTAAAACATGCAGACATGTATTTTGTTGGGCCAGAATTTAACGAGTTGCTACATGACTACCACGATCAAAACACAACGGATGGGCGAATTGATCTTGACGAAGAAGAGTACCCGAACATCGGAGACTACAGCGTAGTTTTGTATGAGGACGTGCGTTTTGATGCTGAGACACGCCCACCATCTAAATTAAGTTTTATCGTTGTTGACCAACTTCACCGACACATCTCTGATGAGTACCTAGAAGATAAAAAACGGTTAAAGTTTTATGAGGAGAAAGGTATTAGTAAGATACGACGTGGGTATCTGTGCCGTCAATCAGAGAGTGGCGAAGTAGACGTGCGAGTTATCGGTGACTACAGCAACCCTCAATTAGTTGGCAGTTATACGCCTAAAGGTAAGATAGACTTTGCTCCTGAATTGTCAGACCAAGAGAGGGAAGCAATAGGTGAAGACCTAGTTTATGTTGGCGGTGCGTTTTCTCTGATTAACCAACCAAGGTTTGTGATACAGGAAGCCGCAGGTACGCGGCAACAACGCAAAGCTGCGAAGCGACAACAAGATATAGCATTGGAAGCATGGCACAGGATACGTTGGAACATCGACGATAGCGTTACCCTTAAAAACGGTGAGTTTCGTAGCTTCCACATGCCATATCACTACACTCGTGGACACTATCGCAAAGCACAACCACACTGGGATAATGTAGAGTGGGTCTATGATGGGTGGCATAAGTGGATTGAAAGTTATTGGTCTGGACACCCTGCGTATGGGATAAAACGTGGGTATCATGCCCCAACAAGAAAAGCATCATAAGGAGAAAGAAGAATGAGTATTGCAGATGATACGATGTGTATGCATTACACACTTGAGCGGTTGGGCGGTATTAAGACCGAAACTGACTTACGAGAGTTTATGGAAGAAATCAGGTACAACATTAGCGTAAATGATGAGCACCGTGAGCTTAACCCCGATGGCGATATGCCAGATGGTTCGTTTGTTGATGATCCCGATGATTTTGATATGAACTCTGCGCTTGAGAAGGTTAAGCGTAATTACATTGAGAGAGCTTTAACTAAAACCAAAACGTTATCTGAGGCTGCTAAGTTGCTTGGCTTTTCTAATTATCAGACTTTGCAAAACTGGATTGATAGATTGGAGAAGGCTCAATACGAGGCTGAAGACAAAAGAATGGGGGTGAGTTGATGATTAAATACTTTACCTTCATGGTGCTGACTTATTTCGTTCAAGGCGAACAAGTTACGCACAACATACTATTTAATAGCTATGACGCTTGTAGTCACAGCAAAGAAGCCATGTACTTTATGATGGAGCATCAACATGAAGATGTGCATATTTATTGTAAGGGCACAGCGGTTGCGTCTAATAAACTTGTTAAGCCGAAAGTGAGGCCATGAGAGATAGAACGAACGAAAAATGGACTAAGGCAGAAAAGGAGTGGATGGGCTATAAACGTAAATTGGCAAATTTTAAAAAAGAAAACGTTAGCTTATCCAAACCTCCTTGGGAGAAAGAAGCTGAACAAATTAAAGAAGATAAAGAAAAAAATTAGCGGGGATTTACCCCGCTTTTTTTTGTCCCCTGGTTGATAAGCCGAACAAATATCTGTATTATTTTCTAGGGACATTGAGGCGGGTTTACCTCCTTGTCCCACGAATATCCTACATTGTTTGTTTTATTGTTAGCCCGATGCGCATTGAAATCTGGGGTACGATTGCGTTTCCTAATCCTCTAAGGCGGTCCACCCGATTGGATACCCCATGAGCCACTCTACCCACTCTGGGTTCAGGCTGCCAGTTTTTTCTGGCTCTAATCTCTTTGTCACTATAGCTAGCTGCGTGTCCTGTCTCTTGTCTCGATATAGGTTCATGTTCTCGCCACTGTCCTTGTGATCCCTCGCTGTCGGTGTCGGCCACATTGATCTCGCTACTTCGCTCTCCAAGTTCGGAAACTTGTCTTTCGCTCTGTTGTGTATGTTCTCCGCTGACATTGCTGTGCATGCTCTGGGCGTAGGCCACATCTTCACTTGATCCGCTAGGTTTGCCCCGAACACCAAGTCGCTGCTCTTGCTTATTCTCTGCCCCTTTTCGTTCAACGTCCGTCCTTCTTTCATGTCGCTTGCTCTCGGTGTCGCCCACATGTTCGGCTCTTGTGCTTTCTCCCAAGCTTCCACTATATCTGGATTGACTTGCTCCCTTAGATTGCTCGGTCTTGCTCTGCCCTTGCGTGTTGTGTTCGCTTGTTTCTCCAATGCTTCCTGTGACCTTTGCGGTAGATGATCCATCGTGTTTGGTGTCGCCCACATTTCTACAGATAATCCAGAGTCTGTCTCTTCTGTGAAATGCGTCCGTGGCACAAGCTGGAATAACGAACGGCCTTGTGGCGTAGCCTTCCCCTTCCAGGTCAGATAACACTTCGTCGAGGCCCATAGAGACATGCCCATACACATTTTCGAAAACGCAAAAAGAGGGTCGTTTGGCTTTAATAATGGTAAAAATGAAAGGCCAGATGTGTCTGTCATCTTCTGTGCCTCTTCGCTGCCCGGCAACACTGAAAGGTTGGCACGGATATCCTGCGGTGAGGATGTCGCATTCTGGAATAAGTCCATTTGGGTCATTTGCTAACTCCTTTACATCTTCTGCAATTGGCACATCAGGCCAATGTTTTTTTAATATCTTTCGGCTCCAGGGTTCTATATCACAAAACAACACTGGTTTACTTAGCTCTGCCCACTGAAAACCTAGCGCAAAACCACCAATACCCGAACATAAATCAACGTGTCTAAGCATTTTCCAATGCTCTTTCCAACATTTCTAATAAGGCGAACATTTCTTCACCTCTTTGTTTTCCACTAAAAAAGCCCACGTTATCCCCATCAAGGATTAAAACATGGGCTTTTCTTTTAAGCTGCTTTATTATTGCTTGTATCTCTACGTCCACAAAGCATCCCCTTTTAGAATAATCGCATGACCGACGATGCCTGTCCCGCATAATTCTGTGGCTTCTTTGTTGAACGGCAAGTCATCGATCAGCCCTTCTTCGTTTACCAAGATTTGCCAATCGGGTTCTAATGGAGAACGTACCATCTCCACTAACCCCCCGACAATCTTCTGCGCTTCTTGAAGCGTTGGTTGTCTATCTTCAAATACTGTAATCATAATCTTTCCTTTTTCTAAAATAGTTGGTACAATTAGCATAATATCCCGTACTAGTCAACACTATTAACCCACAACCTCTCGTTCTTCTTGATCCAAACGACCCCCGACAACACCAAGCCACTTACGAGGCCCACTTCCGCTTCGTTTAAATTGGTCAATACGTCCATCGTTTTGCAACGTAGTCACAGCCTTTTTAATTGTGCTTTCTCCTACATTTCTAAGGTTGCCTGCGTTTATGTCATCATTTGGCGCTGTTTTGATAGCATCAAAAATACCATCATGCATACCGCCCTTAGTAACGAAAATACCGCGATCCTCTCGCATTCTAATAAAATTAAAGACATACTCTATTCTTTCCCGAACGGCTTGAGACATAGCAAAATTTCGTATGTCTATACTTCTATCTTCTAACAGACCAGTATCTGGGTTACGAATAAAGTG